GAGCAACGGGTTCACTTCTTACAGTCATGAAGTTAAGTTTGAGAACATTCGCGCGACTGCTAATATTTGCCGTGTTAAAGATGACGACGCCAGCGATGTGGGCGTTGCTAAAGGCGCAATATTAGGGGGAGTCCCAGTCACAGTGCCTAAAAATGATGCTGCCGCCACTACCCACGCAATGAAGAAAAGGTGTGATTACGCACCCCGCCTCGAAACCATGGAGGAGTTCAAGAACGGTTATGAGCTCCTGATGGCCAAGTTTGATCCCCTACCGGAGATCAGGACTGACGAATCGCTCCTTCAGGAGTATTTCGAGAGCTGCAGGCCTGCTAAGGCAGCCCGCCTTTTGAGCGCGTGGGAGTCTGGCGAGATGCGCTATGACGGGAACACCAAGCATGTGTTCGCAAAACAAGAAGTTCTACTCAAGGAACACCAAGCCCAGCCCCGTGTTGTATATCAAGGGACAGATATGTACAATGCCGTTACGGGGGTCATAGTCATGGAATTGACTAGACGCATGAAAGCCACGTTCTGTCGTGCCAATCCCAAGAACACAGGAAATACCGTTATATTTGCCTGTGGTGTCTCTGGTGAGGAAATGGGCGACATTATAGGCAATGCAGAGGGGGTGATGATTGAGTCGGACATGAAAAACAACGATGGGTCGCAGAGTGGGGCATTCCGAAAATATGAGGCAATGTTCTACAAGAAACTTGGGGCACCCGATTGGTTTGTTCGTGAGTTTGCCAAAAACGTGCAAGTGCGTGTCTGGACTAGATACGGCATTGAAGCAACTGTGGTGGGGCAGAGGTGGTCAGGCGAGTCTACCACCACCACAGGGAACTCGTTTGTTGGCATGGTGCTTATGCTCCAGGCTATGAAAAAGGCTGGAGTGGTTAAGTCCACGAACATCCATGGTGGCGATGACTATCTCGGGGTTGTGGTTGGTGACACCACTGTTGTCAAAAAGGAGATCGAGAGCGTAGTCTCGAGTGCAGGGATGACAGCAGAGGTGCAGTTGCCGCGCAGCCGCGATCATGGCACTTTCTACAGAAAGCGCTATGTTAGGGCAATTAATGGTTGTCGCCCAGTTCCACAGTTTGGACGAGTCTTGGCAAAGTTGAACTTGAGAGCCAATCAGAACTCTCAAGTCAACGATAGGGATTACATGGCCGGCAAGTATATGTCGGCCGCGTATGAACATAGATTCGTGCCTTACATTAAGGACCTTCTTCTCGAGGCATCTCGCACAATGAGTGATACTCCCTGGTTCGACGTCCGTGCCACTAAGTTGGCAGAAATGGGCGGGCCGGAGAATATACGTCAGCGAATATGCGAGGCAAACCCCGTTGATCTCGACGCTTTTTCTTCTTTTCTCTCCAATGTGTACGGCGTAAATGTCGACGAGTTGGTGGAACTCTACGGTAGGGTAGCAACGTCATGTCAAGACTACCTGGACGGTTTCACTTTCGTTGATGCAAAACGCAAGGTGCAGAGTAAGAAGGGATATGCTCCCCCCATGGTGGTGGGAATAACGGTGGATGCGCTAGTCGCCGCTGATGTTTGAGCGGGAAGAAGGAATGACTCCCCTGTGAAGTGGGCACATCGAGCCTAAACACAGACTTACA